AGATTACTGGATCACATTAGTAAAACCGGATTATTATCTTCTTGATAATAATGGTAAAGATTTGTATATGTTTAACCGGCACCGACAAGAAGATAAGAGAGTCTATAAATGATAAATTTTGAGAACATGGCAACTAATGTTAATAATGCGGAAAGATTAAGAAGTTATTTTCTTTCTCACAAACAAAGGGAAAATATTATCAATGTATGTAGAGCACGCCCAAATTGGGACGGTTGTGACTATTGTGACTTATATTCAGGTTCAGGGCTTCCATGTTGGAAGCAAGATGATAAACATAATTGTTGCAAATTAGAGGAAGTCAAAACAAAAAACAAGAATGTATGAAAGAAAAATCAGAAACAAAAGATTTAGCAATGACACCTAAAGAACAGGAAATGGATTTGCGTAGATGGTGTGTGGAAGTATCGGTGAAAATCTGTGATAAAGAATCCATCATTGAAGTTGCCGAAAAACTGTACAAATGGATTACACAATAGAAAATGACGTAAAGTCAGGTAGCAATAGTTGTGCACGCCCTGACTTTAAACATTAGTCTAATTCAAAAACAACATGTCCTTTACCAGCAGCAGCTATGTTAATTAGCTCTGATGTTAATTTGCATCCTGCATTGGTACAAATGAGAGTTACGTTATTCTTTGACGCAGCCATAGCAATGTTGATTAGTTCTGAAGTTAGTTTTGATTTACAGTTAATCTTTACACTTCCACCTGCGTTGAGGATGTTGATAATTTCACTAGTTAATTTCATAAACAATAATTTTTTAAATTCGACAGTTGTAAAAGTAGTAATAAAAAACAAAGGGCGCATCCATTTCAGCAATAATTTTAAAATTCGACACTTTATTTTTATTAGGGTGTGCTCTTTAACTAATAAATGTATAGAAATGAAGATAAGAATAGGAAAATCTTTTGATAAAGAAACAAATGAAGTCTTTTATCAGCTACAATTTAAATTGGATGGAGAACGGACCTATAACGCATATTCTTATGATGTTTTTAAAGAGGAATCTGACGCAAAAGAAGCTCTTAACAAACATCTAAATGGTGAACGTGAATACACTTATTTTGTGAGTGCTGAAAAAGTTAAAAGAACAATCAAAGGGAACCGCGTAGATGTGAAAAAAGTATTAGCATTTCATGTTATGTCAGCTAAATCAGATTTACCAGGTTCTCGTATCTGGGTGAAAATTAACTAATAAAAAGATAGTAATAAATATGGGAACATTTATTTTTAGACTATGCATTGATAATACACTTTGCTTAGTTACCGCTTTTGATAAAATAGAAGCAGAACACATGTTGGAGAAAAACAAAGGCATCATCTCAAAGGCCGAGTATTATTTTGTTGGGGTAACGAGCGGGGTGATTACTATTAGTAAAGATGGAAATTTAACTTATTAAATATCGGAAATGAGTAAAAAGAGAATTACAGATGACCGTAAACAGCTTTTAATACGGTATAAGATAGATGAAAAAGGATGTGTTTCTTTTATAGACCCCTGCTGCGATGAAATTCCAATTTGCCTTTTCGGTAAAATAATGGAAGCTATATCAAATGTAGAACAAGAATGGAACTGTAGAATTGCTAATAAGGTTGACCCTCTTCCGCCTAATATTACATTCGAGAAACCAACACTCAGATAAGAATAAATATGAAATTCTGTGATTTACCGATTGAAACTCAACAACGATTGAATTGCGAACGATTAAATTTACGTAATCGTTCAATCAATAATGCATACGAAGTGCTATTGTATAATCAACCTGGTACTCGTTATTTTCATGCAAGACGTCATCAAAATTCGTGGTATGATGATAAAGGTAACTATATGCCGTTTGGAGGTGGTTCTGAATGGACGCTGCAATATGGATGTATAGGTTTCTCTCGTAAGAAGCAAGTAATGGGTTACGATTATGTATTATGTCGTGGCAAGACCTATTCTAAGTCTGCAAATGGGACAATTATTCCAGCTGCTGTAAAAACAAAGAAGGAAGTTTTGAGTATAGCAAAAGCGATTGGAATATTGAAAACATTGGTTTAATTAAAGTTGATATACAATATGGGTAAAACAAAAATTAATGAAATAAAGAAGTGTGTACAATGTCCGCATTGTACAATTCTTCCAGACCCAGAACCGTATGATTGGTTTTGTGACGATGACGTAAAACTCTTCTGTGAAAAATTAAAAAGGACAGTAGCCGCTGCACTTCGACCCTACGAAAGTGACGAAGTTGATATTCCCAGTGATTGTCCTCTGGAATAAAATATAATAATAAGAAATATGAACGAAACATTGGAACAACAAATTAAACGTCTGGAATTCTGTCGTGATTGCATTGACCAGTCTTATAAAGCTGGGAGAGATGAATACAATCGCCTTGAACGGATGATTGAAGAATTGAAAGAAAAACAAAAATAAGAAAACACATAGAAGAAAGAAATGATTATGGAAGTAAATAATGGAATAATAATTAATGGAGTTTTGCATGAGTTTGTCATACCGAGCGAATCCCCTTGTTTAGAGTGTTCTTTAAAGAATGAGTGTGGTACTTATTTAGGTGATAGGTTGTATTCAGATCCATGCGATGTTTTTAATTCATGTAGTGGAATATTTGTAATACGTGCCAAAGTAAAGATAGAAACGGAGGATTAACTATGGGATTTACAACACCTGTGTTTATACTCAAAAACACACCGGAGCTTCGAGATAAGTTAGTTCGTTTAGGGTATAAAATAGGATATGAAAGGTATATAAACGATGATTTTTTAGCGACAGACAATGATGAGATGTTTGGAATTGATGTTCCATATCCTCCTGAACAATGTAATGGGTATATTCATTGCGGAACTAATGAGGCTTTGTTCCTTGCCATAGCCGCATTGAGAGACGATACTGACGATTCACAATGGTTTGTATATCCTCCTGAAAATATTTGGTTTATATGCGATGACGATGACATCAATTATGCACGAGAAAATATTAAAGATAGTGTACAGGCGGCATGGTTCCATTGTAGTCATAAGGCAACGGTGAAAGAGCTTATAGAACATTTTAAATCTGTTTAGAGAAATGAGTTATGATTTTTTAGGAGACATAGATCGAATAGGCATGGATACCTACAAGCAAGGTGAAGAAGATGCCAAGAAAAGAGCTATAGAAATTCTGGCTTCTGTTTTAGAGAATTGGGTACATGGTGGTGATGCAGACTGTATCATTGCCGAATTTGAAGAAGAACTAATGAAAAAATGATAACGATATGGCACAGTTTACAACACAAGTTGCAACAAGCATAGAGCAGTCGCAACAATTAATAGAGCTAGGTGTAAAACCTGAAACAGCAGATTTGGTATATCGCTGTACAAAATCAAGCACTGATTCATTGGAATGGGAACTACAATTGTGTCCACCATCACTGGAAAACATAGACAACAATGACATTCCAGCATGGAGCTTGGTCCGGTTACTTGAACTGCTTCCTTATGAGATTCCTTGCGACAAACCAAATGTTCTTCACCATCCAGAATTGATTAAGTATGAGGCTGGATATAACTTCTCCGTATGTAGATATACCGTAGATTGTTTTGCCGGTACCCATATCGAGAACAGCCCTTTTGACAGTTGTGTGTCTATGATTAAGTGGCTTATTGCAAAAGGGTATTTTAGTAAAGAATATTTGTCTAATACAGATTAAAAAAGAAACGAGGATACCTGTCACGTATCCTCGGAAAGACTAGTCTTTTAGCGATAATGACACGGTAGTCTTCTGCAATGTTCTGTCACGTGTTCCCATTTACCAAACCGAAATCTGTAATAGGAACGAACATGCACAGGTTTATCGCCACAACACTGGACTGTTTTGCAGTTTTGAGACAGAGCCTCATTCTAACAGTTCTAAAAAGAATGAGGTTGTCTATTAAATATGTTAAACATATTTCTTAACCCTAAGTTTGCCCTCTGATTTGGTTTATATATCAAAGATGCTGAAAGGGGTTACAAATATACAACATTTAATTTTTTGATAGAGAATATGAATAAAATTAGCATGTGTGAAACTAAATAAAAAGGAGTGCGATATTCCGCACTCCAGCTAAGATAAAAATAATCAATTGTAAGAGGTCTTGCCTCGCTTGACCACCCGTGCAAATTTTGTGATAGCCTTGATTAAGGCTGCTGATTGTCGTAATACTTGGGCAATAGCATACAGAACAATAGCAACCCTTACCTCTTGGTAATCAACGGAATTTGCCATTAAAAGAGTAGCCAACATGATATTCATTATCATAGTTGGCTACAAATTTAATAATAATGTGTATAATCGAATATAATCGTATTTAAATAAATGAACAAAGAAAGGAAAGGTAGATTCAACGATGTTATTAGTTCCCTGGAAGAAGCGAAGGGAGAAGTGGAGGACATCTTAAATGAAGAGCAAGACTCTTACGATTCTCTCCCAGATGGATTACAAATGTCTTCCAGAGGAGAAAAGATGCAGGACTATATCGGCTTGATGGAGGACTGTATAAGCAAGATAGATGAGGTCGTTGGGTTTGTGGAAGAGAAAATAATAAAGAAAAGATAATAAATATTTTGCAGTATAAAATACTTTATTGTATTTTTGTTCTACAAATTATAATATAATGAATCGAATTGAGTTTAGCCAACAATTAATAGTGCAACGTGAGTCTGCGGGTATAGGTAAAAATGAACTATGTCGTTTGACAGGATTTACATTTAATCAATTGCAGTATTTAGAGAAAGCGTCAAATAATTATAATATAAATCTTGTTTGTACTTATTTGGCGGCTATAAAATCTAAAATGGTTTTGTTAAAAGGCAAAAAAAGGAAAGTTATTTGTGATTTTGAGGGTTTTGCAGATTGGATGACATCCACTCGTAAACTTGAATATACTCAGCGTGCGTTAGCTGATAAAGCCGGAATAACGTATGTTACAATCGCTAATATTGAATCGAAAAAACATATTGTTAGAATAGATACATTACTTAAAATTGTAGATGTCTTAGGATATACAATAAAAATTGAAAACAATGAACACTTCGGACCCTCATCAAATAGAGAAAAAAGAACTGTTTAGCCCTACAATATCTGACGAACAGATATGTGCAAAATTTAGGGAAGGAGAAAATATATATAATATTGTAAATTGGTATTCTAATATTACAGGAAAAGGTATAGAAGAATCTAAAGATATAATTGTAAGACTATTGTTTGATAGAAGTGACATGGGTGATTATGCAAAGGAAGTTCTGCTTAATACTGATTATTATAATTATATTATGGAAGGTATAACTCCCTCACCAGAATCTAAGTCAGACAAAAGATGGGGCTGGTTATTTAAATTTATGGGTATTGTATTGGCATCGTTTGTACTCTTTGTAATTTTTTTAGCTATTGGTAATGCTGGTATAGCCAATACATTATTTTTCATTTTTGTATTAGGCGGATCATATTCTATTGTTTGGGGGATGAGTGAGAGAAATAATGCTCGAATATTTGGATATATTATGAGCCTAATAATAACTATTATTGCCCTTTGTGCTATTTGGAACGCAGCCTTTAATTGGGAATCATAAAAAGGACTTGGAAAATAAAACTTTAGTTATTACAAATTGCCTTTGAATCTACCATTAAAATGAAAGATATTTGTTTTCAAATGGGGGTTATGCCTACTGCTATATATCGTTTAGAAAAAGGAAGTAGCAATTTTGAGATGGGGAATATGATGTCGTATATTAAAGCACTACAGCATATTCTTGTAATTGAGAACGGCCAACATTCATATCGTACAAATGATGCACAAGAATTAGGAAGTATATTAGCATTAATTCGTAAAGAAAAAGCGATTTCACAGAGAGCTTTGGCCGAAAAAACTGGTTTTGTGTATTCTACAATAGTTAAAATTGAATCTAAAAAATCAATTATTAGTATAGACACATTACTTAAAACAGTAGATGTCTTGGGGTATACAATTAATATCGAAAAACAATAATTGCTATGGTTGCGTTTATTTGTGTTATTATTTGGATTATAGTAACACCTTGCATTGCTGTTATATGTGGGTTGCCTTTAAAAAAAGAAAAAAGTCAACGTATTTCGTGGAAAAGATATAGTACATGTATGTTATTAGTGTCTGTATTTACTTTTTTCCTTTTGTATATGTATGACGAACATTATGAATTACTATATAAGTTTTTCTTAGCTATTGGGGTAATTGGTGTCGTTATTTATGCTTTGGGTATATCGTTTTTTAGAACTAAAAGATGATTGTCTGGTAATAAGAACTGGCATATTATTTCTGATTTCAATACCTTTTTCATAACCGTATTTCTTCTTTTTTTTCTATTCTATAGAAAACAATTTTAAGAAGATAGTATGGAAAAAGAGTTGCATACAAACGAAAGTAACAATATAGATATACATTCAACTTCTTTAGAAAGAAAACTTTCATTGGCGTTGCATAAAAGATACCCCGTTATATGGGCAGCAGATAATATTCAGGAATTGGTATTAGATGATAAAGCAACAGTTGAGAATGTATATGACGTACTGGCAGAAATCGAGGATAAGTGCGTGCATTTATCAAAACTCATAAATATAGAATTTAATCCTTCCAATGTTCAGAAATTGGAAGAGGAATATGGGGTACAAATTTCTGAACATTGGAAAAATTACGCTCTAAATGTAATAAATAATTTTGCAGGAGAGGTGCTTGCTTTTGCGATGCAGGCTTCTTCTGTGCGTTAGTCTTCTGGATAGAAAGCAGGTTTATGTCGGTCGTTGATATACATTATTACAACTTTTATAGCTTCTTCTACATGATATTCGGGAATACCGTTCTTGAAAGTTGAAAAAAGTTGTCTATTGGCAGAAAGATAGGTGCAACACCCATCCCAAATACGTGTTGCGATATAAGAGTCGTTTTCATGGTTGATTCGTCTTCCAATAACTTTACTTAACAATTCAATTTGCTCTTTTTCTTTTATGTTCATAGTATCAATTGTTTTTAATCACAAATATATAAAATCATTGATAATTGAGCACAATTGTGGTTAATAAATTTTTCAAAATAAATCCAATAACATAACCATTCCCCTTTTTTCATTCTATTCTATAGAAAATAATAAAGAATATGGAAGAATATGGAAGAACCTAAAAATGCAAAATTATTTTTGGCATTAAAAAGTAGATATGCCTTACACAATACCGACCGTTTGGTAGAGTTCATATTGGATGATCAGAAGACATCTTTTGACTTTATTACTGAAATTATTCCCCAAATAGAAGAAGAGAATAAAAAAGCTCCTAAACTTTTCAAGGTAACTGTTGATACAGACATTCTGGAAAGGTTACGTGCAAAACAAACATGTAAGGGGAAATACCCCCTTAATGATGCGAATATAGCAAATGAAGTAAGGCTGATAGAAGTATATCTAGCAGATAAGGTTTGGGACCTTGTTGGACTAGCCTATATGGACCAACGCTAAAATTCTATTATATTTCCAGCTATTTTAGGGTTATCAATCATTTTCTGAGATAATTCTAACGCTTTATCAATATGATATTGAGGAATTCCATGTCGGCAAGATTCAAAAAAAACTTGCGGACATGTGGAAACGTATGTTTGGCACCCAACCCAAATTCTCTCTTTTTCATAAGGGGTTACTTCAGGGCCAAAAGCTCTTGTTACAAATTTTACTAATAACTCAATGAGGTCTTGCTTTTCTTTTGTATTCATTGTATCATCAATTGGTTTGATTGCAAAAATACACCAATATCATAACTATTTTTCTGTTTTTCTTATCTAAGCTAATCCTATTAGAATAAATGCTGCAACAAATTTGTAATTAAAAAATAAATTATTACCTTTACCAGACAAATTGGAAATGATTTTGTACATTGAACAATCCTGTTAATTATGTCAGTCTGTGTAATTAATTCATAATAAAAATAAAATAAGCTATGTACCCACACGATAATATTTTTAGTATTTATTACAATATAGGGAAACGAACTCCATTCTTGGTTAAACGATGTGAGTTAGGATTAGCACGTTCATCCAGCGAGGAAAGACGTATTGATCCAAATCAAGATAGAACCTTCTTAGTCGAAACTGTAAAGCCGCGTGGCAAATATGGTAAGGCTTATGGCAAGTGTTTTGTAAATGGTAAGCCTGATGATACATATAGGCAGGAATGTTATCCAAATATCAAAGACGAAGAAATCCCTTGCGCTGGATGTGGAGAATGGGTTTTGA